AAAAATCACTCAGTAAGATTATCTAACGTACTGGTGGATGAGGATGGCATCGGGGGGGGGTGCAAAGATTATCTCCATTGCAAAGGATTCCTGAACGGATCAAAAGCAGTTCGTGACAATTATATGAATTTGAAATGCGACTGCTATTTTAAGTTAGGCGAATTGATATCCAGTAACGCAATCACATTTGAATCAACTTACAAGGACATTATTGTCAAGGAATTGGAGATGATACGTAGGGAAAAGATTGATAGCGATGGAAAGCTGAGAGTAACCAACAAAGAAGATTTGAAAAAAAGGCACGGTATCTCTCCCGACTTTGCAGACGCAATAATGATGAGGGCATTTTACGAATTAAAAAAGAATTTTGGAAAGTATGCATTTGCGTAATTATATTTGAACTATGGCAGACATCACAAAATGTAAGGGTACTAATTGCCCAATAAAGCAGAATTGCTACAGATACACAGCAAAAGAAGATGAATTTTATCAAGCCTACTTTGTTGATCCACCATTCACAATGAATGATGAAAAATTCGATTGTGAAATGTACTGGGGTGAAATTGGAAAATCAATTTACAAGCAACTTAAAGACATCACTAAAACTAAATAAAATGAAAACTGAAATTACTCAGGATGAGTTAGAAAAAATCAAGGTGTTAAACCTACTGATGTGGCTTCAGGCTTCCATTTACGCAGGCGATGAGTGCGAGGAAATCAAATGGTTCTACAACCATCAAACTAAAATGCTATTAAAGAGACTCAATGAGTCGATTCAGCGTGAACACGGCAAGACAATTACTGCTCTTTGGGATGCAGATGGTGCTTTACTGCCCGACATAACTCGCCAAATGTCTGAATTTACATCACTTTTGGCGGAATATGGATATTGGATGCTACCCGAATTAACTGAATATATCCGCACACAACAAGAAATACAACCCAAATTACAAGTTAAAATATGAATATAACTCACGATTTTGACAACTGCCAGTCGGACATCTACAAAGAGGTCATTGCAGACCTTATCTCACGCGAAAAAATGGGAAGGATGAAGTACGGCACAACGGTAGATAACGCTAATTTATCAGAGAAAGAATGGATGCAGCACGCTTACGAGGAAGCGTTGGACTTTGCTATCTACTTAAAAAAAATGATGTCAAAAAAATGACATTAGCACCAACAATCAAAAGAGTGGCATTGCGCCACTTTTTTTTTGCTCTTACCTCATCATCATTAACTTGTCTTAAATGGGACAAATGAGCCTCTAATTGTTCTATATATGACTCATTACGCAGGTTAATCGTCTTTAATGTTTGATTCTCCAAACAAAGATTGGCATTCATTTGCTTGTGATATTCAAGTGATGTAACTGCTAACACAACTAATCGTCTTTCAGTTCGTAAAGAATCCAGCTTGTTCCAATTCAATGAGTCGCTCAATTGCTTTTGTGTATGCGCTATCAATGGCAGTAGAATCATACATATAGATAGTATCAATGTCCTTTTCATAAATTGTTTTTAGTTTAATGCGTTCCAATTTCAAGGTATCAACTCTTGCTTTTAATACAACAATTGTATCGTTGCGATGAATTACACCTGGTTCTTTATTGCATGAATTTTTCCCAAAATTGTACAATAAAAAACTAATAAATAACCCCGCAATTGATGCGATAATTTTTGACGTTAAATTCTTTTCCATTGCCTTTTGTAATTATAGCAAATCCGTGATTGTATTTTGAGTATGGATTATAGTCAGGTGACAACTCGGATAGACAACCCACACCCCAGCACGTGATAACTTTGCCGTTTACATCTCGCTCAGTGTGTTCAGCCGTTTGATGGTGATGTCCGCACATAGCATTTGCTTTTGTCTTCAAAAATAGACCTCTCGCAACGTTTACAGATGGCATAAATTGCTTCCCAAATTCGTGGCCGTGAAATATTGATAGGCCGCCTACGTTTAGTTTATTTTTACCTTCTATCCACTGCACGTTGTGTTTATCTAAATGACACAATGAGGCGAAATCAAATGCGTCAATGTCAAATAACTCAGGTGCTTTCACACGCATATACCTCCAGTATCTTTCTTCGTGATTACCTTCTTTATAGATTATTTCGGCATCTGGAAAAGTCTGCCTCAATTCATAAATGAAAGTACGCATTGCGTACAACTCATCCTTAAATTTTCTTTTCTTTGGATCCTTAACAAAGTCAGAAATCATATGACAGTCCAATGCATCTCCATTCAGCACCACCGTATCCACTCCTTCATCAATGCCGCACTGGATGGCTGTAGACAACGCATCGATGTCGTGATAAGGAATATGAATATCGGATAGTATCAATATCTTTTTACCTTTAATGTCAATGTGCTTACGACCTTTGGCATACGACTTTGGTAACTTAAATGGGTTGCGTGGTCTTTCATCAGTTCTAAACAAAGATTTATCACTAATTTCTTTTTGTAAAACCTTACCTCTTTTGCCTTCAATGTAACGCAGCACACCTCTTGCATCTTCAACTCCCAAGAATGTTTCGAAATGTTCTTTGGATAATTTCTTAGCCAACGTCAATGTTGGTGTGTCGGGAAAACGCTCACGCAATTCACGCGCGATTTTTGTCTTTTGACTTTCAGGCATATGTTATATTTAGAATGGTTGGTACACTGTCCGTCCACCCATCTTAACTGCACGTAACACTTGACCTCTATTCCCTTCTTTGTTGTAACTTACGTGTACCCAAGCAGGTGCATTCTCACTTCCGAACTCCCATATGAGTTGGTCAAATGTACAATTTTTTCTTATCCATTCAAATAATTCTTTGTTATTTATGCCACCGTGAATATCTCCATCAATATCAAGTGCCATTCCTTGCATATGCTGTGAACTTTTTGAACCACCAATTCGTGTATTAAGTTCAATACTGCGGAAGCCTGATGAGATTCCAATTGGCTTACCAAAATGCTCTCGCACTTTATCAAATATGTTGGTGCAAACGAGCTTCAGATTTGCCAATTGTTCAGCGTTTGGAATGTTCCCAATCTTCAATGCCTTCGCTTGTTTGCTATGAGTGACCTCAAAGTAGCTTACGTACTTACTTACCTTTTCCATCAGTTATTGCATCGGTTAAATCTTCGCTCTTTCTACCTATAATAGCTTTAATCTTTGACCACAAATCCTTTCCGGTCACTGACTCAATACTTTCGATAATTGATTTGAATTCTATGATAGCCACAATGGTAGCTATTAACTTAGTGATGGGGATAAGTTGTTCAATGACATATGTCTCAATAAGGAATCCACTCACAATTGCGATTTGGTACAACATCAACTTTGTGATGGTATCACTCATCCTGCGAGACCTAATTCGCTGACCTAATTTGATAGCTTTCCAAATGCCAACAATCATATCCATCGCAACCAAAAAACCTATGGTTATCATAAGTTCTTTGATTGGCAAAAAGACCGTTGCAATACCCAATAACCACAACTTTACTTTCATCTTTTCTCTTGTTTTTTAAGGTATTGTTTCAAAAGTTTTTCATACTCCCTTCGTTTTAGTACGATGGGGGCAGAAAGTCTTGGAGATTGATTCTTGTTCGCCATTGTCTATATGAATTAGATATTAAAAAGTTGCTCTTTCCGTATGGGTTGCGGTCTGGGAAGATGTTGTTGTCTGTATTGTTTGTGTACTCGGGAAATAAAGTTGAATTAAAACACAAATAATCAACCATTCTTTGTGTGTACCATCTTGCATTCTGTCGTGCAGCTTCTTTCAAAGACTCCATTTCGAACTTCGTTACTGGAGTTGTGTCCTCGCTTTGTCTGCTTACCAAGTTACCGTTGTCGTGCTTGTATAAAAGAGATGGGTAAAGTTCAACCATAGTCCACCATAACACAACTTTCAATACATATTCATTGAGTAGTGTCTCATAGTCTCCAGATAACGTGCCATTGGCAACATCATCCTTCAATCTTACCGTCAAATTTGTACCCAAAAAGTTAGTCAAATACTTATCTTGTGCAAGATAGATGGCAGGACGAATAAGATTGGGATCAACTGCATCAGTCAATGGAGTAAATTTCTTGATGTAGTCCTCATTGATGAGTAATATTTCTTGTGGTATTGGCATTTTCTTAATTTTTATTTGTTACCGAAACGTGGATTGGTAGGTAAAAACCCATTGTATGGCATATCAATAGGTCTCTTTTCTACCAAATAATTATTGCGAATTTTGTAACCTGCTTTCTCGGCTCTTGTCCAAGCCTGAGTGCGGACATTTGGACTATTCAAATCCAATCCAAAACCTTTTGCACTTATGTATAATTGCTTTTTCCAAATATGATGGCAATTACCGCCTCCTTTATACAACCAACATGAGTAAGTATCCGCACCATTGGGCCCCCATCCTGGATTAACCGCCCTATTGTTCATTGCCATTATATCTTCCTTTCTATATAGCTTGTCAGCTTGTAGCATTTTAGTACAAAAAGGTCGCGTGACATCTGTGATTTTACCACTGTATCTGTAACGTGTGTAATACTTACGCTCGTCTATTGTGGCATCTTGGTCACTTACTGCGTTTGGTCTAGCTGTACCTGTGCTTACTTGATGAATTTCGACCGCATCAAAGATGTGTGAGATAGCTTCATTCTCTGAATCATCCTCATCATAATCTACATCGTACTCATCAATCAAAATCCAATCCTCATTTGCATCTTCACCGAGTTGAATTAACTCCTCTGCAATGCTATCTAATTCAATCGCATTTGTTTCAGAAATGCTTTGGTGTTCGCACTCAACTTTTTTTTTTTGGACTACCTGAGTAGGATCAATCACAACATTGGAAAGGTTATCGAATATGTTATTGATTTCTGCATCTCCCAACATCGGAAATGCTGCTCTTGTGATGGCCTTTGCACTTGGAATAGTCAAGACATTTGCAGTAGTCTGAACAATAATTTCAAGTAGTGATGCAATTTGCGCTCCATTCAACGCTTGACTTGCTACATCAACTGGTTGCGTTATTTCACCCGTTGCATCAACTACGTTTTCATCTGCGAACAAATCATTTTGCACTATTGAACAACTTGCAAACACACCAAATGATGCTAATACTTCATCAACTGCGCTTGTAATTAGTCTCTGAAATGGCTCAATAACTTGACGTTGGAAAATACGCATTGCCGTTCTCATCTCATCGGTATTGCTACCCAATCCACCGCCTGCACGTACACCAAATAACAAAGGAGATGTTACTCTATGGCTCACCAAAATGGCCTCCATTGATTGGTCTACCAACGTGGTGAATTGCTTATCCATATCACTAACCGGAAATGGAGTAAATTCCACACCTCTGTCTCTTTCTTCGTTGAAGAATGTCAATACCTTACCAGCATTCTCCGAACCTTGTATGGACATCTGCAATTGGTTCTTAATCATATGCTGCTCCTCCAATGATGGAATGCCATTGTTGAAAGATGCTATAAGTGATGGGAAAAATCCGTTAAGAATTAAATTGACTTGATACTCGCTAAGTTGGCGCATCTTTTCAATCTCATTTATCGCACCCACATAGTCAGGCTTCGGATAGTATTCACTTCCCACCATCAAGCTATGCACGAATAGAACTTGCTTTGGCTCAGCTTCATTCGTGTTCACATCAAACATCGGAATAAAGTGAGGTGTATTTTTCTTTTTGCGTGTATCAGTCCAGTCACGTGAATACCACACACCAACTACATCGTCTTCCTCGTCGCTACAAGCTAGTCGGCAGTTCTCAAATGGTAAATGATTGATTTGTGCAATGGTACTTCTATCCATTGACCATATAATCTCCCAATAAAAGCCACCTTGCAACTTCAAATCGAGTGAGGTCGGATGGATTATTGAGTCTAAATTCAAACGGCTAATCTCTTTTACCGCTTGTGGAGTTGATGCCGTCAATTCACGACCTGCAATCATATAACTAATTGAGTTCACCAATGCTCCGTGTAGTGGTGACTCATTGTAAAGTTCAATCAAGTATTGTGGGAAGGCATTGCCTTCACCATAGTTAACCCATCCCTTTCTATCTTCTCTTTCAATGGGATCAATTTTAACGTACTTGGACATCTCTATTTGAGTTGCTCCAATGCGTTGTTTTATTTCGTCAATGTTAGCCATTGTATTCGATATCGTTAGGTATGGTTAGGTTCGGTTGGTCAAAGTACTCGGTAAGTGCTGTGAATTCAATGAATCCACGCTTCAATTCTCCAACTACAACAGCATCCTCAGGATCAAGATTGCTATTAGAATTTTGACCGTAAATAATATAATTGTAACGACCACTTTGAGTAATTAAAACGCATCCTTCCTCA